TTATGTATGTATGCTTTTTNAGTACAAACACATTCGGCATCTCATCTTTTTTGTGTACTCACAAGGACCATTACAGCAGATACATATACCATATACAGGGTCTTTTACCCTATCCCACGCCATTTTCCATTCAAAAATGGTCATGTTATGCTCAAAACAACCCCCTCTGGTTGGTCTTTTTACCCTTTTCATCCTTTTATCCTCCTATATATAGATACTCAAGGAACTACATACACGTATAGAAGGTCGTTTTTGTAAATGACTTTTGTAAATGACTTTTACAAAACAAAAAAACAAAACATGATCGAGATTTATGATCGAGCATTATATATAGAGACCCGAAAAAAGGGGAAAAAGGGTAAAAAGATTTTAACTTTTTGCCCATTTTTAGTAGAAAAAAGCAAACTTTTTGCCCATTTACTCTGGGAAAAAAGATTTTAGCCATTTTTGCCCGTTTTTTGCTCATTTTCATCCATTTTTGTCATTGCATCTAACTCTGGATGCAATTTTTTATAAATTATCATTGCTCTGTCATATAAATTAACGCCCGTTTCATCATCTTTGATGCCTTTTGGCAGTTCCCAGAGCTTATGTAGCGTCAAAAGCAAGAACATACCTTCAATAAACTCAACTACCTCTTCTGGAGTGGCTCCGTGCTCACTTTCTTCAATTTCCATGACTATTTATCCATTTCCAGAGCTCTTTTTTCCTCCCTTTTGTCCCAATATCAGCAATTTCGATTAAATCTCGGTCAATTAACGTCCGTTGTATCACATCCATGTCTTTGACACCATATTTTAGCTTGCCTGATATCTGAGAACGTGCCAATTCGCGATTTTCTTGCAACATCTTACTCACTCGTTCAATTTGTCGCTCAATTTTTTGCTCCCATTCACTCTTACCGCCTATTTGTGTGACAAAATACTCAGCATCTAGCATATATTTACGTGCAATATGTAATGCAATGTCACAAGAATGGTCAGATAAACGTAATACGTTGGTATCAGGCACTGCTGAGCTCATTTCTATCAACATTGCAAACTTGAGTGCCATTGTGAAGTATCTGTGCACAACAACGTGCTTTCCTTCGAGCTCAGATTGAAAATGAAAGAACTTATCGTTGTTTGATTGACTAATGTCAATCTCTATGTTGTTTTCATGTAATAAACACCAGTCTCTAACGTTTTTTGCATGTGTATACAATGCGTTCCATTCAGGTGAATCCTTTGATCTACCCAGTACCATTGAACGTTTTGATGGATAATAACTTGGAAAACAAATCAAAAACCTGCCTAAGAATCCATCAACAGCGTCTTTATGTGTCAAAGATTGCAATAATGTCTCTGTTGCAGCTCCCATAATAGTCAAATGTGCCCCCTCTATTTTGTCTTCGTCTGCTATCCGTGTGCCAGACACCATCTTGCTGTGGCGCTCATTGACGTATTTCTTTGATGAATATAACGTCTTGTATAAAGATTTAAGCCCACTCATGTACTTTTTATTGAGTAATTCATCGAGTTCATCACTAAATTCATCAGACAATCGTATGGACGAGCGCCCACTGTTGCGTGCCAAGGCTTGCATGAATCCCTCTGGGCTTGAATGGTCTGGCATGAGTGTCGATGCGTCAAGTGCCTCAATCATCTCTTTTGCAAACTTAATGACTGTTGATTTACGACCCCTACCACTATCTCCTACTAATACTGCATAAAAGTTCGTCGATAGACCGTCAGGGAAAAAATTAGAAAACAAATTGACATGATATGTGATTGATGTTAAGACCAACAACCCTACGTCAATTCATGATATACAGGAGGTGCATCATTACGTGTTTGTCGAATACGTTACCCATCGTTCTAAAAATGAACCTTGCATAAACGGATTGACATATGTATCTTCTTGCGGTCGCAATGAATCTTTCTATTGTTTTTTCTTGTAAATGTTGTCTTTAACATTCTTTCTATTGATGCATCGTATTTCATAACAGATGTTGTGACACTGTGTACCTCTTGTAATGGGAGNGGTGGGTCATTCATCTCTTGGTTAAACAATAGTAAAGCCTTCTTGATAAATGCTTCACCCTTGTTTCTGTTTCGCATGACACCAGCGAGTCTAATTAATAAATCGTTTCTGCCAGTTTCTTGCATCTTGTCAATACTTTCATCTGCCAATAACTTATTTCTTTCTTCATCTGTGAGCTCTGTGGCACTTGGTGTATTGTTATGTGCAATGATGTCAAAGTAAAAACTGTGGAGCATCTGCAATATTATGTAATTTACCNGTTGGCGTGTACTTCGCCTTTTCTCCGTGTGACATAGCAGATACCACATAGCCTCCATCTCCTCGAATGTCAATGCCTTCTGCAACTTTATTTGCAGAATTTCGTATTTCCATACCCGTTGTGTTGCGAAAATAGACATGTTTACCGTTACCTGAACCAGTGCCCACTGTGAATGTATCGTATTCGTTGCCTTCATTGAACACGCCAATCAGTTGTCGCCAACTTGCAAACCCATTATTCTTACCATCAATGTCCACAACAAAGTATTCACTGCTTGTTGCGACACCTATATTATGACCAGGATATCTATTGACAAACCATCGTTCAGCTTGTATAGCAAGATTACTTGCGTCTTTGACCCCATTTGAATATTTGAGAGGTATCTTACCACCCTTTTCTAAGGGGAACACTTTAAATCCTACATCAATATATCTGAGTGCAGTTTGATAAATAACCTGTTGGTCTTCTGTCAAATTGTTAATTTCCATTGTTACCTTCTATTGTATTTTTTTTCATAATTATTTATTGGAGGCTGGACAACCCCCTGTAAATTGATTATCTGCTAGTCGTCAAATATCAATTTATATTGCCCAGCCATGCTATAAGATTTAGTGCAACTGTTCTTCAAATAAACTTTTTTGCACTTGTATATTTTTTTTGTCAATCATTAATTGTATATACTCATCTCGCATTTGCATATATCGTAAATGCACTTGACCAATAAAGTATCCAAGTAAGAATACAACAAAATTTATAATAAATACAGCAACCCATACACCGACCTCATTCATAGTGTCTCCTTTCTCTTTATCTTAAAAATCTAATTCGCCAGTGCTAGCTGTAGCTTCTGATGGCGTTTTGCTAGCTGGCAACTTTTTTATATCAGATTTAAAATCTATCTTATTAACCATTTTAGTCTCACCAGTTTTCTGACTAACTGATTCACCTCTATGCACTCGAACTAGCATTCGCTTGCCTATTGCATCGCTAATCCATTGCGAGAGTGGTGTATCTTTATCTGGATATGCGTCCAATGCTTGTAGGAATGCATACGTTTTTGACGCAGGTCCTATAGCTTTTGATGTAAACATTCTGTAACTGAATCGCTCACCAGAACCTGATTCATGCACTTGTACACCATTTTCATGTGAGTACACATTAAAATCCCAAAAATATTCATCTTTAGTCTGACCAGGATTGAATGTATCTATTTTTGTATGTGGTCCATCCACACTATGCAGTTCAAACTCATAGACACCTTCTTGCAAAAGTTCCCACTCACCTTCATTATCTGTCCATGTTAATGGATATCCTCTATGTTCATTATTTTCCATATTTTTTTCCTTTCTATAAATATGTATACGAAAACTTTGCAGCTCGCACTCGCTTCCAAAGATTTTCTAATTCGTCATTATACACAATGACTTCTTTTAGCTTACCGGTGTCTCTATGCCCAAACACAATACGACATTGTTCTACGTCAATGCCATTTTCACGTGCCAAGTAGGCATATGCTGCAACCTGTAAACTATGTTTACCAAACTCAGAGCCNGTTTTAAAATCAATGACTTCAATNACACCATCGACTTCAGCAATTAAATCTGCTGTGCCGCCGAGTTCATGCTCGTCACTTACTAAAACTTTCTCTGTGAATAATTTTTTGACCTTGTGCCTCGACAACCATCTCTCAAACGCCTTTATTGATTTTTGAGCAGCTTGTACAAGCATTGGGTCATACCCTTCTTTATCTAACTGTGGTGTACCTCCTTCCAATAATATCTCCATATGACGATGCGCAGTCGTGCCAACATTAGCGTACCAATCGCGTATCTCAGTATAATCGCCAACAGTTCGTTTGTCCCAATCAATAAGTTTGATTGTTTCTCTAACTGCCCAATTTATTAATGATTCCGCTGATCCCTGTTTACTGAGCGCCTGTGTAACAGACAGTATTTGATATGTTTGTCCTGTATCATCAGTGCGTTCCTTTGTAAAATATGGTGCATGCTTTTTATAAGGCACAAAATACTCTTCACCTTTATATTTCTTTTTCATAAACTGCTCTCTCTTAATTATGTTACATATATTATTCTTCGAAGACGCTTGTACTATCGTTATGTCTAAATAACTCTAGTATTTCTTCTTCTACAAACAAATGTTGTCCCCCGACCTTTGTATACGGTAGCTCGCCATTTTTTGCGAGCTTTCGTATAGTATTTGGATGCAAAGACAATAATTGAGAAAGTCCAGTGGTTGTTAATATTTTCATATGATTCCTTATATACTAAACAGTGTTAACATTGTACAACATTCATTATATTTTGTCAAATATTGGTATTTATGTAAAAAAAACACCCTGTAGTTAATACAAGGTGTTTTTTAAGAAAAAAATAACAACTATTATTTTGAGTAAGCGTTATTTTTTACAACAATGTGGCTCACTCAGAATGTAGGGGTACATATAGATTATATAATATTTGTTAGTGTTGTAAAGCCTTAGGTAAACGTTTTATGTCTTTTTCTAATTCTTCTATGTCAACTTCTAAATCTTCTATATTTTCTTCAATGTCCATATTTTGGAAATTGTTTTGAAATTTTAGTCGTTCTATATCAAATGTTGCTCTATTTACTTGACCTTGTAATTGTTGTACTTCATTTTGCAGTACTTCTATATGCTTTGTAGCATCACCAATGTCAGCTATCAGTGTATTAATATAAAAAAGACCTCCGGCCACTTGAGTGGCAATAGCAATAGTCACCCCTAAATTGAATTTTTTTTCTTTTGCTTTTTTTAAAACCATAATTTCCTTTCATAATGTAATCGCCCTGCCTTGCAATACGTACAGGGCGATTACTGTGCGGTGAGGGTTATTTCACTATTGATGCAGAACCATCGCCCATTTTGGTTGCTGCAAAACTCTTCAATATAGATAACACACTACCTACCCCAGCAGTTAACGCTGATTCTAAGATACTGATATCTAATTCTGTAAAACTTGCTGCTGCAATTGTTGCTGCAAACACTTGTATAAATGTCGCAGCACAACGCTCGCCTAAGTCTAACGCTGTCTCTCTGTCAATTTGTAAAAAATTCATAATATCCTTTCTTTTTTACTAATTTTTATCTGCTCTCACAGATTCTATAAGGTCTATTGCATCTCGTAAATGCGCCAATGCAATTTCGAGTTTAGGATCATTGCTCACATCCTTTTGGCTTAATGTTTCCTTAAAGTCTGTTTGTTTGTATCCTCGTATTTCATCTAATATGCGTTGTATAGGCCATGCTGAGCCTGGATCATGCGCTCTATTTAAGCTGTTAAGCATAAAATGTCCAATGACAGTATCTTCATTGGCTTGTATATTATGTTGCTCTAGTGACCATCTGGTGACCTCTACAAGGCTTTTAACCATCNNNTCNGGNNATGGGGTTGAATCATCATAGACATAATCACCATATGATACTTTTGTAGAGAATCCCTCGCACTCAATACCAACCGCCACCTTGTTGGGATTTTTTTTTGAGTCATATAATTTCCATTGCGGATTCGCTTCTACGTCTCCTGCATGCCACGTTGCATCAAAGATACTTGCATATTGATATACAGTGCCGTCTCTGCCTATACCAAAATGACAACTAATCTGTGGTCCATCGCCACTACTCATCCATTGATTTAAAGTGGTTACGTAACCGCTGATGATGTGGTGCACTACTGCTTTTGCCTCCATTTGTCCAGCAGGTACATCTCCATACCCACCTCTGTAATTTTCCTCTGGAAATATAGGTATAGGTATCTTAATTGCGTCTGGATACCAGCCCTTATCTTGTTTAGCCATTATAATAATCCTTTATCTCGAAGCAAACTTAACGCATCAGCAAGAATCTCTTCTGTAGTGGCAGTGCTACTATCTGCAAGCCACGCATCTATTTTAGCTTGTACCACTGGCACGTCTTCATCAGCTACTAAATCAAAATCATATTTTTCTTTAATATATGCTGCGTACA